AGTCTTCCGACTCTTGGCTCAGACTTTATCGAGGAAAATCCTCCTCTTGATCGTGTGGTTGCAGTACCCTCTGAACCTCACTTCATCTTCGATTCATATATGAGAATGAAATCTGCGCGCCCTATGCCTACTTACTCAGTTCCTGGACTGGATAAACTGTAATGGATGCTACATGGCAACTCTACTTTGCTACTATAACCGGGTTTCAATATCACCCGGCTAATCCTAGTCATGAACGCCTAACTCTTGAACAATGCGCAAAAATCGCTGATGATATGTATAAATTAACTATGGAAAGATCATGCCAATAACTGCTGCTTTAATTGGTGCTGGTGCAACTATGCTAACTAATAGATCTAATACTAAACGCGCTCGAGAAGCTATGGAATTTGAAGCTGATCAATCTTCTACTGCTCATCAAAGAGAGGTAAAAGATCTGCGTGCCGCAGGTCTTAATCCTATTCTCTCTGGAACTGGTGGCTCTGGTGCTTCTACTGCTTCTGGTAAAGCTCCAGTAATGGAAAATCCTACTAACTCTGCTTTATCTGCACTTCGTGCCAAAGAAGAATTAAATAATTTAATTTCTACTGGTGATAATATAGATGCTCAAACTGATGCTATTGAAGGTGGTACCGTTGCTAAAACTGCTGGTACTGATGCTTACAATAAAATACGTGATACTATTAATACTGTTACTAATCCTAAACCATCCTCAGCTAAACAGGTTAATCGAAAATCTAATTTCGATTTAAAAAAGTATGAACAAACTACTCCTCAATCTGAAAAAAGAATACAACAATTAATGCAAAAAAATAATAAATACTTAAGGTGATAACTATGAAAAATAAAACTCTTATTCGCTCTGCTTATGGCGAAAAACAAAAAGTAACAATAACTACCCTAGACGCTCGAACTGAGCAATGTCATAGGGATGAATGCGATATTAATAAAATAATCGCTAAATACGACCGTACGGGCGTCTTAAACCATGTAAATGACTTCGAGGCTCGCTACGAAGATCTAACTGGTCTGGATTATCAAACAATGCTAAATACTGTTGCTAATGCTAATTCTATGTTCGAAGGCTTGCCAAGTGAAATCCGAAATCAATTTGCTAATGATCCTGCAAATTTCATCTCATTCATGGATGACAAAAATAACAATGAAAAAATGTATGAAATGGGATTAAAACAACGTCCTATTTCTGAACAAATTGGGAGCGAAAGCGACCCCATTTCCAACGGAAATGAACAGCCACAAAGTGGCGAAAATGCGCCGCAGGCAAAAGAGGCTTCAAAAACCTCTAAAACCTAATAAAACAACGGGCTGGAGACAGTCCGGCACAGTTACTCACTTGATGTAACTGTGCGGACTGACACCTCTACATGGTGGATGTCCTAAAAAAACACTAAAAATAAATCAAAAATTAACTATGCCAATTCTATTAAAAACTGCTCTTAGATATCTTCTAAAATCACTATTAATTCCTTGGATAATTAAAAACCTTGATAAATGGACAACTGTCCTAAATAAAAAAATCATTAAACTTCTGGAGAATACAAATGATCAAACGTAAAAAACTTAACTACAAAAAATCAAAAAGAAGCTTTACTAAAACTGCTTCGTCTGTACATAAAAAAAACACACGCGGTAAACCAATGCGTGGTGGTATCAGACTATAACTAATAAAAATGCCTTGCTATCACCCAATGCAAGGATATAGGAGTCGATCAGATGGAAAAACTATTGTCTTTAACCCTACTCATGGATGGGTTGATCGCCCTCTTACTATTCCTTGTGGCCAATGTGTTGGATGTCGTCTAGAACGATCACGCCAATGGGCTGTGCGCTGTGTACATGAAGCTTCGCTACACGAAGATAACTGCTTCATAACACTAACCTATAATAACGAGAGTCTGCCGGAGGACGGATCTCTCAATAAAAAACACTTCCAAGACTTTATGAAACGTCTTAGGAAAAAATATAAAAATAAAAAAATACGGTACTATCATTGCGGAGAATACGGAGATAAAAACTTCCGACCTCACTACCACGCAATAATCTTTGGTCTCGAATTCGATGACCAGAAACTATTTACCGTAAACAATGGGGAAAAACTATATACCTCTGAAAAACTCGAAAAACTCTGGCCGTTTGGTTTCTCAACAATCGGAACAGTAACATTCGAATCGGCGGCTTATGTCGCCAGGTATGTAATGAAAAAAGTGAATGGAAAGAACGCGAAGAATCATTACGAACGTGTTGATTCTGATACTGGTGAAATATATAGTCTTGTGCCTGAGTACAACACAATGTCTAGACGTCCTGGCATAGCTGCCGGATGGTTCGACAAATACAAAGACGATGTATATCCGTCTGATAATATTCACCTACGCGAAAAAACCTTTCGCCCCCCTAAATTCTATGATAAGATGTACGAACATCTAATGCCTAATGAAATGGAAAAAATCAAAATGCAAAGGATGAAAAACATGCAAAAGCATGCAAAAGATAATACTGCGGAAAGGCTCGCAGTAAAAGAGCAAGTAAAACACGCTCAACTAAATAAACTAATAAGATCAATCTAGGAGGTCTAACAATGCAACATAAAATCTTTACAATTTACGACACAAAAGCGGAAGCGTACTTCCCTCCGTTCTATCTACCTCAAACGTCTATGGCTATTCGCCAATTCGGCGATATGGTAAATGACGAAAACTCTCAAATCTCTAAACATCCTTCTGACTATACTCTGTTCGAGCTTGGCGAGTGGGACGATAACTCTGCAGAGTTCGTCAACTTAAATAAAAAATCTCTCGGTAATGGAGTGGAGTTTATAACTAATGAAACAATTACTGAATAAAATTAAAGATCTGTTATTTTCGCAAGAAAATGACGATCAAGAAAAAGCGTTATACTTAACGCAATATATTCATTTATATCATCCGGAGGAATGAAAATGGAATATGATAATAAAAATAAGGGTGCTGTATGGCAACGTGAAACGCCATCATCTAAACACCCTAACCTAACTGGAAAACTTGACGTCGATGGTCAAGAATACTTCATCTCTATGTGGGAAAACAAAACCTCGACTAATAACGCTCCAAAATATCGAATCTCTGTAACTGCTAAAAATGATATAGATTTCGATGAAATACCTTTCTAATTAACGGAAAATACTATGCAATCTATAATGAAACATCAATTTAGCGAAGTACCACACGCTAATATTCAACGATCTAGCTTTGATAGATCTCACGGCTTTAAAACTACATTCGATGCCGGAAAACTCGTCCCAATTCTCGTGGACGAAATACTACCTGGTGACACAGTCAACCTAAACATGACGGGCTTTGCCCGTATGGCTACTCCAATTTTCCCAGTAATGGATAACGCATTTATGGACACGCATTTCTTTGCTGTTCCAGTGCGTTTACTATGGGACAATTGGAAAAAATTCAATGGTGAACAAACCAACCCAGGCGATTCAATCGACTATACAATCCCTACAATGACTTCTCCTGCCGGAGGCTATGACAATCAGTCATTATCCGATTACTTCGGAATTCCTACTCAAGTCGCAGGACTTGAACACTCTTCTTTATGGCACCGTGCCTATAACTTGATCTTTAACGAATGGTATCGTGATCAAAACTTACAAGACTCTGTAACTACTTCTACATCTGATGGCCCTGACACTTCAACTGACTATGTAATTCAAAGACGTGGAAAACGTCATGACTATTTTACTTCATGTCTACCATGGCCACAAAAAGGCGAAGCCGTAAACTTACCTTTAGGAACATTTGCTCCAATAGCTACTAATGTTACAAGTACTGGTGATGTTGTATCTATTTTAAATGGTGCAGGTAATGAAACTTTTGTAGATACTTCTGGTAGTTTATTGAAATTGGGTTCTACGGGTACTACAATTCCAGCTGGTGGTTTATATGCAGATTTAACAACTGCAACTGCCGCAACAATCAATCAACTTCGTGAAAGCTTTGCTATTCAACACTTACTAGAAAAAACCGCTCGTGCAGGTAGTCGCTATACAGAAATTATCAAAGGACACTTCGGAGTGACTTCTCCAGATGCCCGCTTACAAAGACCTGAATACCTAGGTGGCGGTTCATCTCCTATTATCATAACTCCTATCGAACAAACATCTTCAACAGATGCTACTTCTCCTCAAGGTAACTTAGCTGCTATGGCAACTTCTACCTTAAATGGACATGGCTTTACAAAATCCTTTACTGAACATTGCATAC